AGTCCGAAGTTGTGGTAACACTGCAAGGAGTATCCACGTTCTGGAATCTCATCGAAGCGTACAGTCACATCGTCAGTCATGCCAAACACACCAACGTCTTCAGTGTAGCAGTACACGTACTTGCCAGCCAGCGTGGCAATACCAGTGGTGTTGTGCAGGGTAACTGTGCCGAGGACTTGCTCTTCGACAATCCTGTTGGACACACGGAAAGACATTCCCATGAAGTCAACGGGCTGGCCTGTCTGCAATGGACGCAAGGCGTTGTAGTCCGCACTCGTGTATTGCAACTCTGACATCAGTTGTCCCACTTGCTCTGGGTGCAACACGCAATGTACTCTCGTGCCAGCGTTCATGCCGTTACTCTGTAGCACTTCCTGAGCAGCGATCAACTTGTTGACGTGCAGTGCAGTGTCCGTTGTCGCAGCAGCGAGTGCGGCAAAATCATGTGCGAGTACCTGTTGGAGTCCAGCGAAGGTGCCAGCGGCCAGTGCGTTCAAGACAGCACCATTTGTACCGGCCACACCATTTCCGGTCTCGTCGAAGTCAGTATCGTCCCAGGAGGTGGCAATGGTGCTTACCGCAGAACCGGACCCAGCAGCCAGATCACCACCACTACCACCGAACGCAAGGCTGGTGTCCCTGCGAAACCCGTGCAGCATTGAACGGGCCAGAGTAGTATCCTCAGAAGCGTACGCAGTACCGTTGATGGTTGAGTCACCGATCAGCGCAGCCAGGATCACATCGTCCTTTTTGCGGTTGAATGCGGCGACCACGTTCTGTGCATACTGACCATCGGGGCGAACCGCACGCATGAGCGCACGCTCGTCACGGGGATCAAACAGTTCGGCGTACTCCCAGAACTGCGGCACAACTGTTCTGCGCTCGACTGGAGTCTGTGAGTATTCCTGGTCGCCAACGGCGGCATCCGGCCCACTTGCGCCCGTGTTGACACCAAACTGACGGCCACGTGAACGCTGTGTAAGGGACACACCCTTGTAGGAATCGAGGTTCAGGGGGTCGCCTTGCAGTTGCTCAGGCATCAAAGTGTCACTCAGTACAGACTCAGTGGTCTGAGCCTTCAAGCGAATCATGTCACTGTAAGCCTCTTTGAAAAGACCTACATAGTTATCAAACTCGGCTTCACTGTTTCCGGGCCATGCACCCGTTACAGAGGTTGGGTAAGCCATTGAATGGCTCCTTTCGACAAAAGTTTAGTCTCTTGTCGGAAGGTTGTCCGTACCCACGGGCCTCCCTTGGCAACTACGTATGCCCCACACAGCAGTCTTTCCTGCGGTCAACCCGGCCCGTAGGTTATCGAGTGCCCGTTATTATCACCCATGGTGACGAATGTAGAGCGGGTTGCCTAGAAACTATACTTAGGCTGTAGCCTTGGGTCAGCAGCCCCAGTGTACCCGGCCTCCGATAGTTTAGCAAACAGCGTGTAGTACTCCTGCGTAACCTTTTCGTTTGCAGGGTCGTGCCTGTCTGTGAACTCGCTGCCCTTGAGGATCTCACGTATCCGTGCTGCTGCCTCACGCATTTCGTTTTCCGGGTCCGAAGCAGCCTCGCCGGTGTCTGGTGACGAATCGTCTGCCATTAGATTTCCAACCTCTCGTAAAAGTTCGTATGCTTGTGGATTTTTCAGGTCCAGTGAGTTTACCATGTCGCTCAGTGCTTCATTCTTCGTCAGGTGGTCCCGACCCCTTTTCGCTAACTCCAGGTACTCTTCGTACTTTGAACCGTAGGTTTCCTGTAAGTGAGTGTGTCCTTCCTCCAGCGACTTCTTCGCCAGACCCTCCTGGCCTTCGTTTGCAGTCCTCTGGGCTGCCACAAATGCGTCCCACTGAGTCTTCGTAAGGTTTGCCGCATCCGCAATCCCCCTTGCTTTCTCTGCCCATTCTTCCATTCCTTCCGGGGCACCATACCCCTCAATAGACTCAGGCTTACCGATCTTCTGGTAAAACTCAGCCAACTCCTCGCCACTGGCCTCTGAACTTGGAATGGCTATCCTACCACTCATACTCTTCTCCAGTTCCTGATAGGACTTAGCAAGCCCCGCAACGCTGTCAAACTTACCACTCAAGGACTCTTTACCTTCAAAGTCCTCAGGCAAGTGTTCCGATAGTTCAGCCAAGGGATTCCTCCGCTCTTTCTAAAAGTGCTTGTATCTTCCAGTACGCAGACCTCAAGCCGAGACGCTTTGCCATAGCATGAGAATCTATTGGGCACCGTGTGTGTTCTCCAGATGCTTCAAGGTGCTTGTTGAGCATCTCCTCTGGTTCAATGGTATCACGTACACCAAACATGGTCTCCAGGTGCTTCAAAACCCTTTCACCATGCGGCGTGTTGAATGTAGAGCGATAGTCCTTGAGTACTCTATCCAACTGGCGCACCTTCCTCTACAGGAGCCTCTTCAGGTGGCGGACCCTGCTGTTGCTGTTGCTGGGCCTCCGCTTGTGCCTGTTGCTGCTGCATCTGTGCCTGTTGCTGCTGCATTTCAGCCTCCCTTGCCTGGGCCTCCTTGGCTGCACGGGCCTCTCGAATATCGTTGATCTCGTCTTGAGTCCTGAATATCTCCGCTGGCACGTCACTCTGCTGCATGTCAAACTCACGTAACCTGTCAGGGTGAATGTCCTCAATGAATGCAGGGTCTTGGGTTGCTTGCATGAGTGCTAGTCTTCTCTCCAGGAAGGACATGACACGCTGTGCGGACCCCTGCTTCTGTGCAGAGAAGAACGGGCTGCTGAACTTCACGGTGGCAGATATGGAGCCACCCATCATTGAAGCCGCCTCTGTACCCTCAGGCAGTTCGTTCCTCCTGGACATGATCCCCATGACTGACTGAACTACCGGGCCAAGGAACTCATTGTTCACAATGTCGGCGGCAGAAGCAAGCCTCTGTAGACTGCGCTGCTGTCGCTGCCTTGACTCTTCCGCTGAACGTGGCTGAGAAGCGGGTTCCGACAAAACGTCCGAAAGGAACGCCTGTTTGATCTGGTCACGGTCGTCCCTTGCAATCTTATCCGCTGCTGCGTAGTCAGCCCCGCTCTTCAGGAAGTTGGGCGATATTTTTACGGGTGGTCTGGTCACGATTATACCGCCATTGGCGATGTCCATGTCAACCATAGTATCGTCCTCAACCATGAGCGGTGGGTTCAGATCCCTACCTGCTGCTATCAGGATTTGCCGCCTCAGTTCACTTAGCCCCCTAGCGTCAGCCCTTGCAAGGTGACCACGACCCCTGCCGTACTCCTCGCCGTCTACACGGTGAAGCCTACTGACAATGTAGGGCTTTGTGTCGTACCCGCTTTCTCGGACAATCGTTGGGGGTATCCCGTCAGAACATATCCAGGTGCTGACATAGTCCTTGTTTGTTTTGGAGGGTGACCCACCCTTCACCTTGTTTTCATTCTCGTAGCAGAACTGGTGGTATAGAACCTCCTCCATGGGCCTACCTTGAGAAACATGTGTCAGTGCCGGTTTGCCTGGGTTGTCGAAGTACCTTACAGCGTCGAGTGCTGGCATTGAGTACTCCCTGACCACCATGGTGATACGGGAACCCTTACCCTGTGTCCACCACATACGGCCAATCGGAACCGCCTCAAATAGAAGCCCTCCACCGTATCCAGGTGAGATGGTGTCCTCCTCCACCAGCATTGTGGAGTTACCCAACACAATCAGGTCACGCAGTGCGCCCGTGGCCTCAGTATAGAAGTTGCTCTGTGATAGGGCAGCAAGAACTCGCTGGGCAGTCTTATCCAGCAGTTTGCGGATAGTGTCATCTTGTTGGTAATCGAATGGGGGTACAATACGCAGCCAGTCCTGACTGGGTGGCAACAAGGCACCCTTCATAAAGTTCACCAAGTGGTCAGCGGCAATCATGGCAGTGGAATCGAACACGGGCTTCACCCGCTTGGACCCCCCGGACTTCTTGGTTGTTATGTCGCCCCGGAAGGGCATCATATAGTCAGATATGTCCTGCCAAGCAGACTCGTGGTTCGAACGACTGCTCTTCATCGCAGAAAACCTAGACATTAGTTCAACTGCACGCTTTACCATTACCACCCCCCAAAGAAGTCTTCGTCTACCATTCTGATCCTTGTGCTACTCCTACAAGTGCCCGTAGGCTTACAAAACCGCAGCATCATTACGGCCTTGTGCAGTGCGTCGATACAGTGGTCCTCCTGGTTGAGTGCAACCTTGCCCCTGTGGTGTCTATACCGGCGCATCTCCTCCAGGGTTCGCTTGCAACCGTTAGCCATGAACACCAACATGCCTGTCTGCAACAACCCCATGGTTTCTTCGATAACATTCATTACGGCCCGTGTCTTATTGCCCGTCATGGGGTCAACAACATACGAAGCCTCGTTCAAGACGTTTATCCCGTGCCCACGAAGTTCACCAACGATTGTACCGCTATTGGTTTGCCTCATACCGTCATGCGGCCACGCCACAGGTATTTCATGCCCACCCATTACACGCAACTGGGAAGCGAAGTCGCCCAGTCGGATGTTCTCAGCCTTGAAGTCCTCTACCACATAACATATACCAGACATGGGGTCTTTTGCCAGACGTACAGCGGCGTACTTGCCAACGGTGTGCGCTAGGTCTATCCCAATGATCTGGTGGAACTTTTCCGACGCTAGGAAGTCAGGTGTCACTATACTGCCCTGCGGTATGTTGTAGATCAGCCCTTGAGACCTTACGGGCTTACCGTGAAGCCTTGCGTCTGCCAGTGGGTTGTTCTCGTACTTCTTCATAAGCGTCTCTCGGTGTTCAACGCCCATGTGGTCCGCTTGGGATATGTCGTAGTTGATTAGACGCTTTATCCCGTCCTTCGGGGACTTCTCAAACAACATGTATAGTTCTGTCTCGCCCCTGAGCGGAGTCATCGCTATATCGACAAACCCCCCGGTGGCATTTGTCCTTGCGGACAGTTCATCGTAGACCATCATGTCTGGCTCTTCGTCAATGGCAACTAGGTCCAGCGAGTAACCCTGCAATCTACGCCAGCCCGTGGAGTATGCAAATACATAGACCTTGGAGTACCCGTCGAAGTCCCCTTCGCTGTCGTAGTGCTTTACCTTGAAGTAGTCGATCTGATTTGCAACACCACCGCTCAGTCTGGTTATGTCGTCTGCTGGGTCGAACGTCTCAGCGGGTAGGTATCCACCACCACGCTCCTCTGGTGTGCCAAGCAGCCTGTTCACAAGAAGGTCACGGGTAGACTGGGCAGTCTCGCCCCCCAGTGCCCCCTGGATCGGACCCTTGAACTTGTATCCTGTGTACCACTCCGGGTACAGGCCGGTAACGTGGAATGTGAACTTCATACACAGAGCAGTGGACTTACCCGCCTGGTTTGCCCCCGTGAGCATGGTCTCTTTCGAGCAAGCGTTGAGGAAATCCCTTTGACGGCCATTGAGGTTTATTTTAGACAGCAGATCCAGGCTGACCCTACGGGACAGTTCCGTCTCCAACTCGACTTCCCTTAGTAGTTCACTCCGATCCATCTGAGATCCTCTTCCTCTGCATGTTGTCAAGCATATCCTTGAGTTCTATGTCGGACTTCTCCTTCAGGGCGATAATGGTCGGAGCCTCAGGTGCGTCTTTGGGTATTATCATTGGAAGTATTGATCTACCGAAAAACATTAGTACCCGATCACCTTCCTTGGTCCCTGGCTCTGCAAGGGCAGCCATTTGACCCAACTTCTCATACAGGCCAGCGTCCTGGAGCATACCCATGAAGTGTTCCTTCACCTCAGTGGGTGAACGGTGTACAGTTGACGGGTAGAGCCGTGTTACAGCACCTTCGGAGTGTGCGCCCTGCTCAGACCTGTTACTGTCTGACCACATAGCCCTGTAATCCTCGTCGGTCTTTGTCAGGGCAAGGGCTAACTCGAATGGGACTCCTACTTCACCGCAAGCGTCCTGGAAGGTTGACCCACCCTCAATGAGAGAGCGCATCTGGTCCTTTAGTCCCATACGTATAACCATGTCGTCATACTTACCCCTAGAAGAACTGCTTGGCAGACGTGGG